TATGATGCAGACATCAATGCTGCAATTAACATCGCTCGCAGGAGCAAGCACCCCATCTCGCAAGGCAACTTGCTTGATGGGCAGGGTATCGTCAATTGCTCAATCGCACTTAAGCCCAAGACGACTCACGTCTGATTGGCAATGCAAGCCCATTCATCGACCTTGGCGTGGATGGGTTATTGACTAGAAATATTCTTTAATTAATTCATAATCTTCTTTCTCGTATTCAAAATTAAAGTCCTCATTATAGAACACTTTCATATATAGAGAAAACCTTTTTTTTGCCCAATCAACATAAGTAGGCGTAACATTGCCTGAACCATTGTTTACAAAATTTTGGCCTGACCCGATTCCAGCAAAGTGAATAATTTTATTTCCGAAGTCGAATAATTCATTCATCTTAGGAAATCCATTATCAAAACTACCATTATTATCGCAGGAGCCATAGTCTTTAAAGTCCAGATAGTGAATTTTTCCACCATTATTTAGTATGTCAAAAGATACTGGGTCAAAAAAGTCGATGATTGCATGTGCGAGAGGATTGTGATATCCAACAATCATTCTATGTAGAGTATTAAAGTCATATTTACTAATCTTATCAATGTTAACTCCAATAAAATATGTACTCACAACATCCTCAAGATTTTTTATCTGACTTTCTGGTAAGTGAGAAGGAATATTTTGCATGCTCTTATACGCTCTTCTTGGACCTATTAAGTCATAGCCTTCATCAAATTTATTAATAATATCAGAGAGACACTCTTGCCTAAAAATAACATCACTATCAATCTGAATAACTTTTTTGTATGAGCCATATTCTCCAGAAAGAACTTTAGTCCAAATGTATGAAGTACCAAGATGTCCTTGCTTAAAGTATTCCTTAAGATTCTCATCAGTTGAGACTTCGATATACTCATTATTTTGATGCCTTAGTGCATCCTTAAAATCCTTGTACGTGCCAAATATATGAATCTTTGCATTATGATGCTCATGAAATGATTCAAGCATTTTATTTAAAACCTTACCACAATTATATGCAATTGCAAATATAAAAACATCATCCATAATATTTATTTAGCAATTGTAAAATACATTTTTATTTTCTATATCAGAATATCCTGGCATTTGAACTCCTAGAGCAGGAAAAAATGCAAACCACTTATTTTCTGGCTGAAGTTTTTTCCAATAAATATCTAAACAATTATCATGTTGTTTTCCATCTTTATTCATTAATTCAAGAGATTCCTTAAAGTTATTGAGAAGAATTGGAGCAAAGTCTTTTGTAATTATATATCCAGATGTAGTCTGAGAATCAATTACTTTTCTTAAAGAATCATAATCACAATCTTCTAGTTTTAGATGGTTTCCAGAAATTTGGACTAAATCAAAATCTAATTTATTTTCAAATATATTAGACAAATCTTTTTTAAAATTATCTTTATCTTTTATTAATAAATCATCTTCTATTATTAAGGCATATTTTAAATTTGATTCAATGAAATTTTCTATTGCTATAATGTGAGATTCAACACAGCCCAGTACTCCAATTTCTCTTTTTACAGCAGAAATTCTTTTAGATATTTTTTTTAAGCCACAATCTTTAAGAGTTCTCTCTATATGAATTCTCCTATCTTCTCTGTGGTCTAAATTTATATAATAAATAACTTCAATCATTTTTTTATTTTTTTTATTATTTCGGACTTTAAATTTATAATCTCAATTTTAGAATCTTGAGTCAATGACTTAAATGCATTATGAACATCAAGCATTTCACTAATATGTGGATTGTCATTATAAGTTGGTAGATGATACATATGATATAATTCAATATCTGGAGAATCAGATACATGCATTTTATCAATTGTATCAACTTTTTCCCAAAAGAAAGCATCCTCTGGGGAATTAGCTAAAAATAATTCAGGGTCATATCCGCCAATATCAAAAAACAAATCTCTTTCAATTGTTATAGAACCACCTGGCGCTCCAACCATATTTGAAGGGGTAATATCATCTAAATTAATACTTAATTCATCTATAGGAAAATCACCACTAACAACTTTACTAGTCAAATATGGACTTATATATAAAACTCTTCTTCCTGTAAAATTTTGAATTGCTCTAGCTTTTTTGTTTTCTATATTTTTAAGTAATCTAATAAAAAAGTCAGATTGCATTAGACAATCAATATCATGAAATAATATATATTTTGATTTAGTAGAAAAAATAGCGCCCATATTTTGTGCTAAGCACTTATTGAAAAGTTCTCCTGGCTCTGACTTAATCCAGATATAATTTAACTTGTTATTCCTACAAAACTTTGAATGTTCTGGGTTTTCACTATGCTCAACCATTGTATAAGAAATTTTCAATCCTGATTTTTCAGAAGCTGAAATAAAACTATTATACATAGGCTCTGCAAAATCATTTCTCCCTCTTATTGGAATTATTAAGCTAATATCAAACACTGTATCTTCATCATATATAACTGATACATTGTTTTCAAAAATATTTTTGTAATCAAAAAAATTATTCTCAACTAACTCAATTATGTTATCCATTGAGTATTCTTTTTTTACATTTAAATTGTTATTTAAATTTTGTTCTTTAGTTATTGTTTGTGTTGGATATATTGCTCCATGTGTAATAATTACATCAATAATAGGTTGAGTTAATTCATTATTAGTTATAGATATTTTTCCATTATTTTCAAAAAAAATCATTTGAGGAGTTTTTTTTGAATCGCATAATACTTCTTCACCTGGTTTTAAATTAGACCTAATTGATTTACCATTTTTAAAATAAAAAATAGAAATATTATAATTTGATATGTTCTTAATTTTAGACATGAAAATTATAAATTTTATTAAACTTAGGCTTCTTAAGAATTTCAGCATGAATATTCCATTGAAGCTGTTGATTTACCTTATCATCACTAATAGGATTTTCTCTATTGTAAATATACAAAATACTTTTATTATGCACAACTTTTTCTTTTCCAGCCATTTCTAATAAAGGCAACATCATTGCAACGTCATATGTCATCTTATAAAATTCGCCATTAGAATCTTTTAAGCAAGAAAATGTTGGGTCTTGCTCTTTAATTTTATGATACAATCCTGCTCTAAATGTTCTTAAGTGAGAAACTCTAAAGGGCGCTCTTCTCAAATTTTCAAATTCTTCTTTTGAATATTCAGATGAACAACACTTTCTACCATCAGTCCAAGATGAAGAGCCGTACATAATCCAACAATCATGTTGATGATATTGCTCATCAATATACTGAAGCACTTTCTTGTTAGGGAACCAATCATCTCCATCCATAATAACAACTATGTCATCTGGGTCACAATGATGCATTATAGCATTGTGTAAGTTCTCAAGAGCGGTCTTTCTTGCTTCATTTTTAATTATAGTAACTCTATCATCATCCTTTGGTAACTTATCGTAACTTCCATCTGTAGAGCAATCATCTACGAAAATAATTTCATAATTGTCATACTTCTGGGAAATAGCTGAAGATATGCATTGCTCCAGGAACCTACCTGGGTTGTAGAATGGTGTTATTACTTTAATTTTATTCATTTGATAGTTTTTTTATATGTTCATTTAGTTTACTAATTGCGCTTTTAAATTCTTCATCGACTTGCTCGCCTAAGACATATTTAGGGTATACACATTCGATTCTGGTTTCACCATCTATTATAGGAATAAAATATTGAATCATCTCTTGGTCCTTAATCTCATTTTGAAAGGTTTTCATCACCTGTTGAGTTTCTTCAGAACTCATGCTACCAATATTAATGTAATATGCTAAAATTATCTTATTCATTTTCTCTTTGTTTTACAGCCTCTTCCATTGATTCCTTAAGTTCAATTCCAAGATTAAGCTCTTGATGACATCCATTAATTTCTGAAAAGTCTATTGTTTCTAAATTTATAAAAGTATCGCTTAGGAATTTTTCATTCATTTTTCCTCTGATAATTCTGGCCTGAGCATTCTTAAGCGCTGCAGATAATTCCTCTTCAATTGATTGTTGCACTCTTCCAATCGGAACTCCAACAAGAGCACTTTGTCTGTATGACACCATTTTATTTCTTGGAAACATCTCAGTAAAGTCAAATAAGGACATCTCAAGTTCCTCAACACAAGTGAAGTTTGATTTCTTTACAAGCTTAAAAATATCTGACTTTCTAAATACATGACCATCCATTGCAAAAGGGTATCCAAAGTCAAGGTAGTGAAGACTCCAATCCCAACTCATAAGCTCGCCATTAAACTTAATATCATGTAATACATTGTTTGTTCCAAGTGTATAGCAATGTGTTGTGTTTTCTCCAAGCCTAAGAGAGAAGCAGGCAAAATCATCATCAGACTCAAGCTCGCCAGTTATGTCGGCAAGTTCAATTTTGTTATAGATAATATCGTCATCAAGAAAGAATGAAAAATACTCTCCACTATCTTTTATTATCTCAAGAACCCGCTCCTTAAAATCCACTTCTTGACTTAAGAAGTTTACATCAGCATATTTAAGGTCATCTAAGATTTTTTCGTACCCACTTTTATATTTATCACTTGTGTATGAATATATTACATTTAAGTTAAATACTCCTGGAGCATTTTTATAAACACTACCAAGAAAAAGACTTAATTGTGCTGCGTTATCATTTGAAAATACTATTGCATTAATTTTTTGGCTCATCTATTTTTTTCAATAATTGATTCTATTCCTTTCTTATCCTTCAAACCAACAAATTTATCAACAATCTCACCTTTTTTATACAAAAATACAGCAGGTATATTTCTTACTCCAATTTCCGAAGCAAGTGCTAAATTCTCTTTATCATCAACATTCAACTTAATAACAGTTAAATCTTCAATTTCTTTTGATAATTCATCTAATATCGGACCTAAAGTTTTACATGGAATACACCAGTTTGCCCAAAAATCAACAACAACAATATTCTCTTCTGAATCTATAACTTTTTTAAACTCTTCTGCACTTACATCTAATAATTTTCCCATAATTAAAATAATTTTACAATTTATACATTTTCTTTCTATTTATATGAAAGTAAATACTTTTTGTTTTAAAAATAAAAAATTATATTAAGAAAATCAATTTTTTTGAATATTTATTAAAAAAAGATTAAAGATGAACAAATCAAAAGTTAGCCCTAACGCTATTAAAGAAGCGATTCTTAAAGAAAGTCTTAGAATTAAAAGAAAGGAAGAATTATATGAAGAGATTAAAAAAATCAATTCAGAACTTGGTTCCCTGAATGAAGAAAGTGAAAAAATACTTTCAGAAATAGGTATGAGCGGTTCTTTTGGATTCGTAGGAGACAAATCAGACACCCATAAACACGGGTTTGTTGATGGTAATTTTCAAAATATATCAAATATAGCAAGACTAGAACATGAAATGGGTTCAAGCGAACAAAATAAATCAATTAACGAAGATGTAATTGAAGAGAATGCTAGACTTAAGGCTGAGATAGAAATGCTTAAGAGTAAACTTGAAAAATAAAAAATAATCACAAAAACCAAAAAAATAAGAATAATGAAAAATAACAGCAAATTTAAAATAACAAAAGCTGAGTTACAGCAAATAATTAAGGAAGAATATGCCTCTATGGCTAAAGATGCTTCAAGAGCTAATGAAATTAAGACAAGACTTGAAGCGATTGATAAAGAGTTAAAAAATCTTCCTGAGACTCTTTCTGAAGTTGAGGCTGGAGGTCTTAAGAGTGTTAAATCTACTGGTTGGACTGGAGCTGGTGAGGCTGACAAAAAGTATGATGAAAAATTTGAAAAAATTGGAAGCCATCTTAAGGAGGATGAGGAATTTGATGGAGACCTAGAAGTAGGAGGTGAAATGGAAGAGGGTGAATTAGGATATTTTGAGGCTAAATTCGCTGAACTTGGAAGAGAGCTTGATGCTAAAATGGGTGCTGAAAATTCTGAAGAAGAAATTGAAGATGTTGAAGTTGTTGACTTAGACTCTGAAGACGAAGAAGAATCAGAAGAAGAAATCGAAGAGTATGCTGAAATTCAACCTGACGGTGAAGATGGGGCTTTTCAAAAAGTAAACGAAGACCTTGAGGAGCCTATTGAAGGTGAGACTCCAGCTCAAGATTCTGAAGCAAGATTCAATGACTACATGGAAAAGGATAAACATGTTCATGAAGGTGTAAAAAAAGGTACTACATTACTTAGCGAAGGTAAGACTCCTGCTCAAAAAAATGCACTTAATAAGGAACTTGAAAGAATGAAAGCTCTTGCTAAAATTAATAAATAATTCAATCATTCATGAATGATAAAGAAAAAATCATTAGAAGCATGATTAGAAAAGAGAGCCTGAGAATTATAAAAGAATCTCAGGCTTCTTTTTTAAAAGATGTATCCCAAAAAGTTAAACATTCCATGGAAGATGTTAACGATGTTATTGGTCTTTTTGAAAAAAAACTAGAAAAGCTTAATAACGAGGAAAAATCTGCAATTAGCAAAGAAGATTTTGCTGAATTGAGTAGAATTAAGTCTGAGCAAATGGATGCGCTTACAAAAGTTATTAATGGATATAATACCAAAATTAAACTTCTTAATCAACAAAAAAGTGACTTACATAGTCAAATAGTTGATGTTGCTGCTAAAGGGGCGGGTGTATTCAAAAATCAAAATATGACTGAATTTGAAAATGAAAATTTTAAAAAAGATTGGGCTCTAAGAATTGAGACATCTAAATTTAAAATTGATGCTGTAAAACAAGTGGAAGATGGTAATAACTATAGAATAGTTGATACTAATATTCCAGGGTTAGTTTCTGGAGACCTGTTAGCCATTCCAAATATTAGTATTGGGGGAAGTGGGAAACTTAAAGTATATAGAAAGATTAATGATAGGTATGAAGAAATAGTAGATGGTGGTATAGAACTTCAGAATATAAAGAAGTTGATTAAAAACCCTCAATAAATAACTATAAAAAAATAAAAAGCTCGACATTAATCGAGCTTTTTTAGTTTTATGGATTATACAATTATTTTAAAAGTTGTCTACCATCATCTATTTTTATTTCACCATCTCTTTCGACAATATCATTCTTAAGACTTATTTTTCTCTCAACTTTTTTTGCTGGAGTCTTAATGTCTTGTGGTTGAATCAATCCTTTGTCAATTGGTTTTTTATTTTCTTCACTCATGACTTATTTATTTTCGTTAAATATTTCTCTTCCATCATCTGTCAATAACTTTCCTGAATTATTAGACATAAGACCAGTTTTGTTTTTAGATTGCTCTATTTTATAAGCTTTCTTTTGAGCACTCTCTCTAAGTTGATTTGGGCTAATCAATCCTTTATCTTCTTTTTTAGGTTTATCATCTGGAGTTCCTGGTATAAAATAACTTATATTCATAATTTTAATTTTATTATAAATAGGGGTAAAAAAATTAAAATTTAACCTTAAGCACCCTTTATTGTGTCTGGCCACTTGTCTTCATCTTCGTACTTCTCCCACAAATCCATTAGTTTTATTAATAGCGGGTCCCTTACGATATCCTCTCTTTCAAATTTAAAAGCAGCACACCCTTCTCCCATTTCATTAATTAATTGATTAAATACATCTACAGCTACATGTTTTTTGTTTATGTCATTCTGTCTTGTATCTCCCATGAATACAATTGTACTATTTCTTCCTTTTCTTGTGACTATTGATTTAAGAGCCTTTGAGTCAAAATTTTGAAATTCGTCAATTATTATAAAAGCATTCTTAATTGAACGTCCTCTTAAAAATTGTGCTGGTTTAAATTCTATAACTTTACTATCCCAAAGTTGTTTAAAATCTTTTGCCTCTAAAAATTCGTCAAAAGCATCAAAAAATGATTCTGCATATACAGACATCTTCTCATCAAGAGTTCCAGGTAGTGCTCCTGGGTCTTTTGTTCCAGATAAAACTTCTGTTGGCTTACATAAAATTATTTTATCATACTTACCCTTAAGAAACTCTTGAATTGCTGCATAACATGAAATAAACGTCTTAGATGTACCTGGAGGTCCAGTTACAGTAATTATACTATTTGATTTTAATATTCTAACAAGATGTTTTTGCTTATTTGTAAGTTCAAAATCTAATTCCTTAATTTTTACAAATTCATTAATAATAGCTCTATCAACTTTTGGAGATATAAATTCATCAATTTCTTCTTGATTGAGTTTTGATAGTCTTTTGCTAGGTCTTTTTCTTTGTGCCATAAATAAAATATTTCTGAACAATAATACGTATTTTTTTTATTAAAACAAAGTATTATTGATTTAATAAAAAACTTAATATTTATTAATAAAAGTAAATTATGCCAAAACAAATAAATATAGAAGAACTAAAAACGTTAATAGCAAACGGAATTAGACAGGAAAATCTTGAAGGTTCGCTTCCTGAAGATGCTATTGAAAGGATTAAAAATAAAATTATAGCATTTAAAAAAAGAGAAGAAACAAAAGAAATCCCAACTGTTGTAAACGAAAATGATGGCTTTGAAATTCCTTCCAGTGTTAATATGGATAAGGAGTTTCCAAGTGAAAACAAAATAACAAATAACGAAGAGCAACAAGTAAATTTATCTGGAGATACTAATAGTTTTTTTATAAACCCAGGCTCAAGCCCTACTGAAATGCCTTCTAATCCAGTAATGGGTTATACTCCAGAGTTGCCAGAAATATTAAAAAAAGCTGAACCTAGCGAATTATTTGTATTTAGATATAATGATATAAATGAAACAGGGGAAAATTTAAGTTATAAGTCAATGAGACTTATGGATGACCCAGATGTAAAAAAATCAATGAATGACCTCTGGATTGAACAGGGTAAGACAAAAGCTAAAATTTATGTTGCTAAATTTGAGGAAATTGGAGAAATAGAATTTAATTATTCAAATGGCACTAGTAAATTTATAGAAAAAAATTCACTTCCAGATTATGCAGGAAGCTCTGAATATAAAGAAAATCCATATACAGAACCATCATTACCACAAATTGACTCTACTACCAAAGGGGAACTTGAAACTTATATCAAGAGCTCACTAGACCTTGATAAGGTTGTGCATGATATTGTTATGGGGATTGTTAAAGATTCTTTATTAACAAATACAGAGAAGGCATTAAATTCAACCCCCAATTATGCTATTGGAGCAATAGACACAAATACACAAACTAATGAACAAGGTCAATATATAAATGAAGATACAAGTGATGAAGAAATTGAACTTTCTATTACAATGAGAGAAATAGTTGAGGGTACTGGATTTGAAAAGGTTGTATTACCAAAAGAGTTAAATAATAAAATAAACTCTGGAGATTCAACAATGCTTGTTAGGGAAAATAATGAAATTCAAGAATGGAAGCATGAAAATAAATTATATTATATTCCGAAAGAGAGGATTTCTAAAACAAGAGGCTATATTAAAAGTTAATTAACTTTATTTTAATAAGTCAAATAATTACATTTAAAAAAAAAAAAAAAAAAATATGAATACTTGGAAAATTAAAAACATAAGCTCATCACCTGTTAAAATTTCTATTGCTCTTGGCGGAGCAATGAATCCAGGTATTATACTAAACCCAGGAGAGGTAGTTTTATCTTCAAATAGGTTAACTGGACCTCTTGATGCACAGGAAAGAAGGGGTGTTGTCGAAGTTGATAGGTCGTTTGATAATTCGGAATTAAAACTACCACTAGGACAAGTTATGATGGATATTGTAGATGCTGTTAAAAATGTTGAAGGTTATTCAGGAAACTAATAGACACTTAAATTAAAGCAAGAGGATGAATTTCATCCTCTTTTTTTGTTTATTTAATTTAAGTATTGATTTTGTGTAAATCAAATTATATATTTTATAAAATTAGAATTATGAATTTTAAATTAAATAAAGAAGAATATAATCCATTATATAAGCAGTATGTTGATAATGTAGATATGATGGATAATATAAATTTAAAAGAAATTAATTTAAACTTACCATTTCCATCAAAAAGTTTTTCAATGTATTCCGAAGATGAGTTTTTAGAAAAATTAAAAACTGACAATGATTTTAAAAAAACTTGGGGAGAAATTAAAGGTTGAATTTATTTTAATTTAAAAAATTCCTTTTGATTATTTAGAAGTAGGACAATTCGACAATAATATGAAAAGGAGGACAAAAGAAGAATTAGAACTAGAGATTAATACTTATAAAGTATATGAAGAAGATGGTAAATGGTTTGGATATAGATTGTGTTTAGAATGCAAAAAAGAGATAAAATATGAAGCTCAAGAGAGTTATTTGGTTTTGAGAAACATAAGAAATGCTGAAAATAATAAAAGATGTTGTAATGTTTGTTGTAGAATAGGCAATAAAAATCCATTTTTTGGTAAAAAACATTCTGAAAAATCAAAAAAACAAAATTCAAAATCAAGAAGGGGTAAGTCTTGTGGAAATGATAATGCAATGGCAAATCCAGAAAATAGAAAAAAAGTATCTCAAGCTTTAAAGAAAAAATATGATAGTGGAAGTTTAGATTATTTAAAAGAAATTCAAAGGAGTACGATGATTAAAAGTTTAATTGGTGGAAGATTAAAGACAGCTCCAGTTTCTAATGCAGAAAAAGAAATTAAGGAAATTTTAGAGTTACTTAATTTTAAAGTTAAAACTCAATTTTTAATAGAAACATTAAAATACGACTTCTTACTAATTGACTATAATGTTATTATTGAATTTAATGGAGATTATTGGCATTGTAATCCAGAAAAATATGATAAAAATTTTTTAAACAAAAAAAAACAGCTTTATGCTTGGGAACTTTGGGAAAGAGATAAAACAAAAAAAGAATTAGCGGAAAAAAAAGGTTATAAATTTTTTACAATTTGGGAAAAAGATTATAATATAAATAAAGAAAAAGAGGTAGAAAAAATAATAAATAAGTTATGAATAAAAAAATAAGAGTTTTAATGGTCCCATCAGACCTGCAAGGAGTTGGTTCATACCGAAATATTTGGCCAGCACAAGCAATACAAAAGCATTTTGGAGATGAAATTGAAGTTGAGATTAATCATCAGCCAAACTTAAACAATATTGCTTATTTTCAAAGCTTCGATATAATTCACTTTCACAGACACATTGGTCCATACGAAACTTCTGCTGAATTATTTTCTAAAATAAAAGAAAGTGGAACTATATTGGTAATGGATATTGATGACTTCTGGGAACCGCCAACAACTCACCCACTTTATCAAATAGTTAAGGCTGAAAATTTAAGTGAAAAAATTTCAAATAATTTAAGATTATCAGATTATGTAACCACAACAACATCTATATTTGCAGAATATATAAAGCCATTCAATAAAAATGTAACTGTAATTCCAAATGCTCTTAATATGGAGCATCAGATGTGGACTTCTGAGGCTACAGAAAATGTTTCTAATAAATGTAGAATTTCTTGGATTGGTGGCTCATCTCACTTACATGACCTTGAGCTTATGAGACCTGGATTTCAACAACTTTGGTCCAATAATGAGCTTAGAGATAAATTTCAAATTATAATGTGTGGATTTGATACAAGGGGTACCATTACAGAAATGTTGCCAAACAACGAAAGAAGAACAAGAGCTATATTACCTCACGAGACTGTTTGGTGTAAATTTGAAGAGATTTTTACAGGAAATTATAAAGATAGAGACAATGACCCAGAATATTATAAGTGGCTTGATAAAATCCAAAAACCAAAACAAGAAGACTATAAGGATGAGCAATACATGAAAAATTATGTGAGAAGATGGACTCTTCCTCTTACTCAGTATGGAAAACACTATGACTATACCGATGTATGTCTTGCTCCACTAATTGATACATTTGAGGAGAAAATAATTCACCACAAGCCAAATGGAACACACTCTGTTCAAATAAAAAACAGAAGACACGCATTCAATGAAGTTAAGTCTGAATTAAAAATAATTGAAGCTGGGATGAAAAAGAAAGTTTTAATTGCTCAAGACTTTGGGATTTATAAGGAATTAATAGAAGATGGTAAAACTGGGCTTCTTGTTAAGAATGATAAGAAAGATTGGTATAAACACATGAAGAGAGTGATTGAAGACCCTGAATACAGACATGAACTTGCGGAGAATCTTCATGATTTTGTAAAGGATAAATATGATATTACAAATGTTACAGCTGATAGGGTTGAATTCTACAAGAGGATTTTACAAGATAAGAAAGTTCAAAATAAAGAACTTGCAGAAACAAAATAAAAAAAGGGAGCTAATTTGGCTCCCTTTCTTATTCTGAGTGTATAAATTATAACTTAATAGTTGATTGCTTATCAATAACAGTACAAGTTGTATCATAACCATCAAGCAAGAGAGTTAATTCATTATCTTCTCTGCTCGAAAATTCTTGGAACCATGATTTTCCAACAATAGTTAAGAATTTAGCTTTAGCTATTTCAACCATCAATTTATTCTTTGCTACCCTAAATGAATCAGCCTTAGCATATATCCATTCCTCAATCATTTTTTTTCTAGACTCCTCAGGAAGACCACTAAGTGTAGACTCAAATGCTTTAAATTCTTTCATTGCAGGAGCAATGAGCAATTCTTTTCCTGAAAGAGAACTTTCATCAAGACCAGCTTGTAACTTCTTCTCAAGAGCATCGAAATCTTTCTTAGTTGGAGCTGTAGATAATCCCTTAATTTTAACTTCAAGAGTATTAACTTCAATTTCCTCATTCATTTTCTCAACTACACTTGGCGGGTTAAATCCATAATCTCTTAATCCAAGAGCCTTAAGCCATTCTGTAGCCTCAGTTCCATAAAGGTCAAGAAATCCTTTACTTGCGCCTTCAAACAATCTTTTCTTGTACTGACCGAAAACGTAGTTTGCAGCTTGAAGCTTGATAAGTTCGTGTGATTTTTTGAAAAGTGCCTCTGCAGAAAGAGATTTAACCATTTGTCTGTTAATTACAGGCAATTTAGAGAAATTAAGAACCATAATCTTACCAGCTTCCCAGGTTTCACCATCAAGTAATCCGTTTGCCTGAAGTGTGTCAAACGTTTCTTTGTTTAAGCTAACTGGTAACTCATAAGTGTGAATTACACCATCCTTAATGATTGTATAGTTTCTGAAGATGTGAGTATCAAACTTGGGTCCTAATCCAAATTTGTTATCTGGAAGCTCAACATATCCTTGATATGTTACCTGAACAGAAAGATTTGCCCTTGTCTCGTTCCAAGTAAGGTTTGAAATTGGACTTGAGGGCATTTCCTCATTATAGTGGAATTTCAAAGTTTCAGTTGTTGTTTCACCAACTTCTTGAAGCTTAGCTTGAAGACCTGCAATATCTCCAGCTTCAGTAAGTTTCTTGATTTCATCCTTGTCCTCTTGAGTCATATCTGACTTCTTAGCAACAGCCTTACCTCCAGCTCTCTTGTAGCCAAAAGACTCATGCCTTGGATACCAAACATTTTCTTCACTTGACATCAATGTTTCAAGCATGTCCATTACACAAAATGCATCTTCTGCTGGCTCAAGGTCTGGATTGTATCCTTCAATATATCTTGCACTAATATTATTCATAGAATTAATGAATTTAGCCTCAAGTTCATTGATTTTTTGAGTACCAAAAGTATTTGCCTTCTCAGTAATTAAATAAGCATCACCTAATAATTTTAATATATCAGAAACCATATTATAATCACTAACTCTTGAGTATGCGAATGCTGCACCATATAAACCTTCAAAAATAACATTAGAAGTATCTCCTCTAAGTATTGAATCTGAGATAAAATCTGAATCACCAATAAAATTAGAATTTGGCTTTGTATCTGTAAAATAAAATAAATTTAACTCACCATCAACACTAACGAATATTTCATTTTCATCATTTGGTAAATATGTAATTACATCTCCATCAACAATATTAAAAACTACTTTGTTATATGGAACGTGGTCAAGTTTAACATATCTTCTCTTGACATTATTTTTACTAGTAAATGCTTTTTCAATATAAGGCTCACACTCATCAAAATTTTTACTAAAAGTATGAACTCCACCAACAGCAGTAGCCATTTCATTAAGAAGCTTTTTGTTACAATACCAACCATACTCAACTATTATAGCACTTGATACTTCCTCCTTGACACTTTCTATTGCACTAATTATTTCTTTCGTTGACCAACAGTTATCATATCCATCAGTTAAAAAAAACATCGTATGAAGCATTTCTTTATTTCTTCCATTAACTCTCTTTATAACTTCTTTTAATTCAATAATAGGTTCTTTAAATGCAGTTAATCCTACTGTGGTTAGATACTTATCAATAAGGTCTTTTACTTTAGTTAAAGTAATAGCACTATCTACATGATAATCCTCAAGAAGAACTCCATATTGACCTTTTCCAGAAAACCATATAATAGTCACTGAATCATTTGGCTTAAGCATTGTGGAGATTTTGTTATATAAATCTTTTTTAATTTGAGATAACTCTCCCCACATTGAACCAGAGCAATCAATTATAAAGGTATGGTGAGATGAAATATCTACAACCTTTGTCTCTGAAGAATCTGATTTAACATTTTGATTGTAAAAAAATTTACCATTACCAGAATTTAAATAATTTGACATAATTCTTTTTTTTTTTAAAATTTAAATGCTAATTTACAAAAAAAATATTAATTAATTATGTTTTTTAGTATATTTATTAATAAACTACATTTAAAAGTATGAAAAATATTAGTTATAATTTTGGAGCAATAAGAGATAGTATAACAAGATTATCTTCAATGGAACTTATAAGAGAAAATAAAAGTGATACTCTAGATAGCTTTGTTAAAAAAACAAACTCTAGTCCTAATTTGAAAAAACAACAATTAATATATAAAAATATACAAGAGTGCAAACCTTTTTCTAAAGAAAGATTGGCAGAAAGATTTTTAAATCAAAATCTTAATATGTTTAAAAATTCCAAGTGGCAAGATATATTAAAAGAAAATATGAGCCTTAGAAAGGAGTTTTTAGGCAATCCAGATGTAAGTCATGTAGAGGCTAGATATAATGGAGAATTGTTTGAATCAATAAATACATTAATAGAATCTGTTTGTAATCCTTCGTTTTCTGATTTTGAAAAAGAGGGTATTTCATATGATATGGTTGTTGAATATTTGACAAGAGAAGTTGGTGAGGAGGAAGGGTCAAAAGAAGTTGATGATTCACCTAGCCTTGGAGAGTCATGGAAATTTGTGACAAAATTAGCTGTAAATAACTTTAATAAGAGATATGAACATCTTAATGAATCCGAAAAAGAAGTCCTTTCAATTCTTACATCAGAAAATTCAAAAAAAGAAGAATATCTTAATAGTATTAAAAATGAAAATATAAATAAGATAAATTCTATAATTGAGAGTGATAATATTGATAAGTTAAATTATGAAATTTTAATGGAATTCAAAACTAAAATAGAAAGAATTTCACATGTTTCTCCAAATGAAATTGATGATTATATTCTTGAGTGCATAGATTTAAAACAAACACTAGAAGAGTTATAATTAATTATCATAATAATAATTTTATATTTTGCAAAAAAAAGTGATAAATAATATCACTTTTTTTGTTTTAAACAATTTATTTTATTATATTTCTTTATTAAGAATTTATAAAATATGGAAGTTAAAAATAAAAGAACAGCAAGAGAAATTAAAATTGATGGTGGTTTGCTTGAAAATAAAAATATTAATGTCAAAATTGGTACAGTAGAAAATAGAGATGCTCCAGAAACTATATATATATTTATAAGCTTCTGGGTTAAGCCAAGTAATGAATTGTTATCTAAGAGTCAAGAAGAATTAAAGGACGTGTTAAATATAAATTTAAATAACATATATAATAATGAGCTTAAACTTTACTTAAAGGAGAATGAGTACTTCATTAATGAAAAAGATAATATATATATAAAAAATATACCAGAAAATATAAATTACAATAATAAAAAAAACTTTATTTCTCTTGAACTTTATTTACATACAATTAATATAAAAAAAGAGGTAAAATTACCAATAAGTAATAAAAAAAATACATTAATTTTTGATGAGGCCGTTAAAATATCTAATATAATTGGTAGTTCTAACTTTCTAAAAGATGGTAATAAATTTAAAATATCAAAGAAATCAATTTAACTTAATATTCTTTTTTTAAAAGACTCTCTGTAAAAGGGAGTCTTTTTTTTTTGCTATTTATTTAAAAATAATTTAAATAAAATGAAAATTACAAAGAAAGAATTAATTGAAAATAGGATTAAACAAATTAATGATGAATTAAATTCTATTTATGAAAATAAATATTCAAACTCAGCAAATAAATTTATAGGCAATGAGATAAGTCACTTAGAAAAAGATAAAGGCTATAGTCATGATAGAGCAGTGGCTGCTGCTATAAATATTGCAAAAGAAAAAGGCTATAAAGTTCCATCAAATGAATCTAGTGTTGGTAAAAAAATTTCTATAGAAAAATTATTAAACATAGCCAAGAATGCAGGTGATATAGTTACCGATGCTGAAAGTGAACTAAATAACCTTTCTGTAGCATATGCTAATGGGGAAGTTCCACTAGATAGAGTTATTGAAATATTATCTAATTATGATATAGATTTCAAAGATGTTAATGTAAAGAGAAAAAAAGAAAGTAAAAAGTGGATGTCAATCGAAGATATGATTAATAGAGGATTGCTAGAGAGAAATCAATTAAATGAGGTTATTGAAAGGGTGAATAAATTATTAGAAATAGCTAATAAAGTCATATCAAAAAAAAATAAATAATATTTTTATAAAATTATAAAATAATATAATACATTTTTTTTGTATAAAAATATATAAATTTTGAAAAAATATAATATTTATAGTAAACACCGTAAATATGATAACAAATAGTGAAAAATATATTATATCTGAATTCTATGAATTTAAGTGCCCTAAGGAGCTTATAACAGAATCTGAAAAAACTGGTAAACCACTTATTATGACTGGTATCCTTCAAAAGGCAGACCAACTTAATAGAAATGGTAGGGTGTATCCAGAACATATATTAAGAAGAGAGGTTGAAAAATATATGGAGCTTGTTGAGAATCATACAGCTGGTGGGGAACTTGACCATCCTGATTCAGCAGTAGTTTCTCTAGCTAATGTATCACATAGAGTAACTGAGATGTGGTGGCAAGGAAAGGACCTTTATGGTAAAGTTTTAATTGCAGAGGAGACTCCTGCAGGTCAAATACTTAAAGGATTACTTAAAGCAGGATTTATGCTAGGTATATCTTCAAGGGGAGTTGGCTCTGTAAAGAGTAAAGGAGACCAAGATATAGTTCAAGAAGATTTTGAGTTAATTGCTTTTGATTTTGTATCATCTCCTTCTACACCAGGAGCTTATTTATTTAAAGAAGGCAAGGGTCAAAAGGCAACTAGAGTTGGAATGATTCCACTTTCTAAGTCTACTGGAATTTTGACTACAGAAGGTGTAGCTGAAAAAATAAATAATTTTCAAAAAATACATCAATTAGCAAATAGTAATTTTTGGAAAAATAAATAAAAAAAATATTAAAATTTAGTTTTTATAAAATTTAATAATATTTATTAAAAATCAAAGCTATTAAATCAACAGTTATGAGCGATAAAAAAATTAACAAATCAACACTTAAGGAAGCATTGGAGCAATTTGAAGAGATTCAAAAATTTGCAATTGACGAAGCTACTAAAAACCTTAAAGAAGATGTTAACAAAAAAGTTATTGAAATTATTAATTCTTCTATAGAGGATGAAGCTCTTAACGAAGAAGTTACTATTAATGCTGATGGTACTACAATAAAAATTGATGATAATGGAAATGTTGACATAGAAGCTCAAGGAGACTTTGAAGATAATGAAAATGTTGACGATGAAGATTCAGAGGAAATAACAGTCTCTGATGATGAAGATGAAATTGAAATTGATAATTCACAAATAGAAGAAATGATAGAGGAAATTAACTTCGAGGAGCAAGAAAATCCAGCTCCAGCTCAAGCGCCAGCTCCAGAGGCAGCAGTTGCACCAGCTCCAGAAGCGGCAACAGCGCCAGAAGAGGCTGAAATGTCAAGTGTTGATGGTACTGAAGCAATGGCAAACCCTTTCCAGGCACTTATGGACAAAATGGACCAAATGATGAGCATGCTAGGTGGGAGTGCTGAAGGTGGGGATGAAATTGATATAATTGATGATACTGAAGTTGCTCCAGAGGCAGCAGCTGCACCAGCTGCACCAGCTCCAGAGGCAGCTCCAGCTCCAGTTGCTGAAGAAATAACTTTTGAAGTTGTTAACAATGAAATGGAATTACCAGAAAATGAAGTTCTTGAAATTGTTGGTGATGAATCAGATTTTGAAGATACTATGGAAGAAATGCATGGAGTAGGTCATAATTTAAGACACTCTAATAGACTTGGAAAAATGCCAAGACAAGGTGTTGAACATAGACAAGAAATAAATGAAAATAAAGCTCAATATGAGGCTAAATTAGCTGAGCTCATTAAGGAAAACGAAAGTTTAAAGTTGGAGAGAGAAGAACTAGAATCTGAACTTAATAAGTTTGAGAATAGTTTTATTAAACTTCAAGAAAATTTTGGTCAAATGCAAGACTATAACGCTAAGTTGGTAATGGCATACAAAGTTGCTATGTCTGGTGGTCTTACAACTGATGAAAAGGTTCAGATTTCTGAACAGTTCGATAAATGTCAAACTGTAGAGGATGCTGAGAAACTTTATAAATCAATTGTAAGTGAACACAAAATCAAGGTTAATAAAAACCCTGAGAAGAGCATTAAGAGTACAACTATTAAGTCAACACCAGTTAAAAGTGTTTCTCAACCACTATATGAAAGTAGAGAGGTTTCGAGAATGAAACAACTTGCTGGAATCAGAAAAAATGATGAATAAACGATATGTTTTATTATAAAAAGTAAAAAAAAATAGAAAAACACTTTTTTAAACATATTTATTGTTAAACAAATTAAAACTTTTAAAAATGAGCGAATTATTGAACAGTGGTAAAGTTGGACTTACAGTCTTTAAAAACTTGGCTGAACAAAGAAAAGCAATCGTAGACTCTTGGTCTGACTCAGGTCTTCTTGACGAAGGTTACGATAGAAATGGTAACCCTATTAGAATGAAGGGTATTAAAGCTGCTAACGTAGCACAGCTTCTTGAAAATCAAGCGGCAGCGATGTTGAACGAGGTAACTCTTGACTCATCTGCAGGTCGTTTCGATACAGTAGCATTCCCAATTGTTAGAAGAGTATTCTCAAGATTACTTGCTAACGAAATCGTATCAGTACAGCCTTTAGCGCTTCCTTCAGGACTTTTATTCTATATGGATGCTAGAGTTTCTTACAATGGTAACGACACTTCTTATAATGCAATGCCTCCAGGAATTGTTAATGGTACAGGAACAAGAGATATTGTTGCTCCATTAAATACAGCAAATGGTCAAGCAGGGCCTAATTTTGCTAATACAAGTGCTTATGAGCGTTTCTACAATAACCAAGGATTTGATATGTCTTTTGGTACAGGTGAGACAGCAATGGGTGTTACATCTTCTTCTGCAGCTACTGCATGGGTTGGTGGTCTTAACAATATGGTATTTAACCTTAACTCAGGTGGATATGCTTTTGATTCTTCTAAACAACAATCTTCAGCTTCATTAAGATTCTCTGCTGTAACTGATATTTATTATTCAGGAGCTAATGGAAATCAATTACTTGTAGCTGCAGGTGGTAATATTCCTTTCTATTCTTCAGTGCAAACTTGGGCGCAAGACCAATATGCAGGTGGTGTTGCAAGAGTTATTCTTGACCTTAGACCAGCTGGTGTATACGGTTCTGACTTCAACCCAGCAATGCTTAATGATGGTACAAACTTTGGTGCAGCATTTACTATTTCTGCAGTTCCTGCTTACCAAATTTACAATGACCTTGAGGCTAAATCAGAAATGGCTGAGCTTACAATTAGATTCTCATCTGTAACTGTAAATACTGTAACAAGAAAACTTAGAGCTCACTGGACTCCAGAGCTTGCTCAAAACCTTGAAGCATATCACTCAATTGATGCTGAGGCAGAGTTAACAGCTCTTCTTTCTGAGCACGTTGCAGCTGAAATTGATAGAGAGATTATCATCGACCTTATTAATGGTGCGCCATTCAAAGCAAGATGGGATTACGCTGGACTTTCTTCTAATGCGAACTTCTTCGGAACTCAAAAAGACTGGAACCAGACTCTTATCACAAGAATTAACGAGCTTTCTGCTCAAATTCATAAAGCAACCCTTAGAGGTGGTGCAAACTGGATTGTATGTTCTGCAGAGGCAGGAGCAATTTTTGATGACTTAGAATACTTCCACGTTGATGGTTCTGCTCAACCAGAGTCTGAAAAATACAACTTGGGTGTTGAAAAAATTGGTAACTTAGGTTCAAGATACGTAGTATACAAAGACCCTTATTTACCAGCAAACATTGTTCTTCTTGGACACAAAGGTAATACTTTCCTTGAAGCAGGTTACATCTACGCACCATACATTCCTCTTCAGTTGACACAAACTATCACTGACCCTAACGATTTCACACCAAGAAAAGGTATCATGACTCGTTACGCTAAGAAGATGGTTAACAACAGATTCTACGGAGTTGTATATATTGATAATATCAATAAATATTAATCGAAAGATTTAATAAAAAAAAAGGGGGAATTCGAAAGAGTTCCCCTTTTTTTTTTATTAAATTTTATTCCATAATTAGGTGTTATGACTTTTTTATTGTATTTATAATAAAAGTTTATTAACTTTGTTTAAAAATAGATAAATGGATAAATTAATTTGCAACATAACTGGCAAAGAGTTTTATGATATTGAAAATAGAAGTGGTTCTATAACTACTCATTTAAAATCTTTAAACATAGAAATTCCATCTTCTTATAAAAGAAGACAATTCTTAAAAGAAAACAATACTTTTTGGCATTCTCAATTTTTTAAAATTGAAGTTATTGAAGATAAAGAAAAATTTACATGTAAATATTGTAAGTGGGATACTGTTGATTTAAATAATATTAGCGGATGTTATACAACTCACTTAAAAAAAGAGCATAATAAGACAGTTGAGTCATACATAAAGGAGTTTCCAGAAGAATCTATTAAGTTTACAACATTTTTAGATAAAAAATCAAAAGAAAATGAGACATCTAAAAAAAATAATCATGTAACATGTAAAATATGTAATAAAAAATTAAGATATTTAACTAATACTCATTTAATTAAACACAATATTACTCCAGAAGAATATAAACATAAATTTGGATTAAGTGAATATGCAAGTAAATCTTTTAAAGAAAAGACTAGAACAAATTTATTAATTGCCTCTAAAAATATTAAAAAAATTTTTATATCAAAACCAGAAAAGGACCTTCAAAGTTTTATAGAAGAAGATTTAAATATAAATATTTTAAAAAACAATAGAAGTTTTTTTGATGGTGTTGAAATTGATATTATCATACCTGAAAAAAATATATGTTTTGAATTTAATGGAAATTTATATCATTCTGAAAATTATGGTAAAAAAGGTAAATTTTTCCACTTAAATAAAACTGAAATATGTAAATCCAAAGGTTATAAACTTATTCATATAATGGAAGATGAGTGGTTTTTAAAAAACAATATAGTTAAAGAAAAAATAAAAAATATTCTAAATATAAGTTTTAAAAAATCTATTTATGCTAGAAAATGCACAATAAGAGAAATTACATCAAAGGAAAAAAATGACTTTTTGGACATAAATCACATTCAAGGTCAAGATAAAAGTAATATTTATATAGGCGCTTTTTATGAAAACAAATTAGTGTCAGTTATGACTCTTTCTTCAAATATAAAAGCTAATAAAAATAAAATGATTTATGAAATTAAAAGGTTTGCATCAGATATAAATTATAATATTGTAGGTATTTTCTCTAAATTTATATCGTTTATAAAAAAAAATTATGAATTACATGAACTATTTACTTTCTTGGATTTGAGATGGAATTCGGATGAAAAAGAAAATGTTTATGCAAAAAATGGATTTAAATTAAGTAAAATTATTAAGCCAGATTATATGTATTATAATTCCAAAGTATCAAGATATAAGCGCTTTCATAAATTTGGATTTAGTAAAAATTCTTTAAAAAATAGATTTAAAGAAATATATTCTGATGAAAAAACAGAATGGGAAATAATGCAAGAATTAGGATATGATAGAATATGGGATTGTGGAAAGTATAAATTCTATATTGATAACATTAATAAATGCTAATCCAAAAGTTAAAGGAAAGTTTAATAATCTTAAAAAAAGGGGAACTCTTTCGAATTCCTCTTTTTTATTTAAAACATTTAGTAAAGCAGTTATTAAAACATATGATAATAGTCAATTGTCTCAACGCTTTGTTGGCTCATGTTGTATTGCAAATCTTGCCATATATTTAACTATTATTTTACCATAAATGAATGTGCCCAATCTTGCTTATATTTTCCGCAAGAACAAATCCATCTATTATTAATTGCAAATTTATTCTTTTTTTTATTACTTCAAAATTTTTTTTAATTCTGACCTAACAATACTTCTAATTTCATTAACTCTATTATGAGTCATATAATACCTCATAGCCTCTGGCTTAAAAAACTTAAAATCACTTAGGTTTGGAGCCATGCCCATTCTATTTAAGTTATTTATGTACTTTTTTTGCTTATCTAAATCAAGATAGCTTAATTCTTCTGAAGTAAGTAAAGTTATTGTTGAATGTATAAGTTTTTGTTCAACATAATATTTCCTTAATTCATCATTATTAAGTTGATTAAACTCTTCATTTGTTAGTTGAACTCCTGAAGAAATAGCGCTATCTATATAATCTTTTTGAAGTTCGTCATTCAAATTTTTTATATGAATATTTTCAAGATATCTTTTCTGAGACATATAAATCTTTTTTTCTTCATCTGACATATTATCAAATTCATAACCTTCAAGCCAATCTGAAGTTCTGACACGATTAAATAAATATTTTTCTCTATTTTCTGGAGATAAATATTCCATTTCTTTTTTTGTTAGCAAAGTATTTTTGGTAACAAGGTCGTTTACAAATGAAATTTTTTCACTCGTAGTCATATAATCAAATCTATCTCTATCAAAATTTATCATAAAAAGAAATCTTTCTTACTATAAATAGTCAAAACAAATATAAATCAAATTTTATTAACCTATTTATAATAAAAAATAAATATGGCTTTTCATAACGCAAACTATAAGGCATTAACAATGACTACAGGAACATATGGAATTGATGTTCTTGGAAATGGTATATCTGCATCTACTGTACATCAAGTTTTTTGTGCTGTAGCTGGAAGTGTAACAATAACTGCTATGGGTGGTGGTGAATTTACATGGGCTGCAACTTCTGGTCAAAAAGTAGATGTTGTAGCTTCAAAAATAGTAGTTAATTCTGGTACTTTTGTTGGTTTTAAATCTCATTTTCAACCTAACTACATGCAATCATTAAATGGATAAAAAATAATTATATGAGTTCTTTTTGTGCAGAAGGATGTCTTACTTGTATGAGTGAGACTGATAAAAATAGGATATTCAATAGGATTAGAAGGAAGCTTGGTGCGCCTGTAATGGGTGTTGAACTTGTTGATGAGCAGATAGAAGAGTGTATTTGTGAGGCAATTGAAGAGTATTCTGGATATATAAATGACTGGGTTCTTAGAAATAGACTTGGAGAAATGCTTGGATTACCTTCTGAAGTAGATTTTACGCTTAAATATGTATCAAACTCGTTGTATTTTGAAAATTCTTTTGCAAACCAAATAGGTGAACAAATAGGTCTTGGAGCAAATGGTACTAGAGAAGTTAAAACTGATGCTATCGCATTAACAGCTGGAACTCAAGATTATACAATTCCAGCAAACAGAGAAGTAATAGATATATTATGGTACACACCAGCTTTTATAAATTTATTTGGACTTGACCCATTTGGAGCTAATAACATTGCATTTAGTGAATTTGGTGCTTCTTTTGCTGGGCATTCTCTTTATAGTGTAATGCCTGTATTTGATACTATTATGACAGCGCAAGCAGCAGAGCTTAGAAATAGAGTTAGAGGTGCTGAATATCATTATATGCTTAGACCTGGTGCTGACGGAACCAAAACTCTTAAATTATTCCCAGTTCCAAGAAATAATAATTTTTCTGGAAATACAAATTTTGGAATAGGTTCTGGAGCTGGAACTCCAGGAACTATGTTCTATACATATAGAGATAGAGCAGGTATGTATGGTAATCCTAGTTTTAGTGGGTATTCGGCAAATCCTGGTTATACAGGTGCAACAAATCCTGATGGAAGTATTAAGCAAGGAAATGGTCTTGTATCTGGACCAGGAGATGCACAACTTAATTACATAACGTGGTGTCAACTTAATTCTGTAGCTCAAACTTGGGTTAAAAAATATGCTCAAGCACTTGCGAAGGAGTTGTTAGGAATTGGTATTAGAGGTAAATTTAATGGACAGCTTCCAATTCCAGGGGCTGAATTAACACTAAATAAAGACGACCTTATTTCAAATGGTAGAGAAGACCAACAAAGGCTATTAGATAAGCTTGAAAAGGACCTTGAGGAGCTTTCTTATGATAGAATTATGGAGAAGCGAGTATCTGTTCAAGAATCGGTAAACAAGTCTTTATCATTCCTTCCAATGAAAATATGGATTTACTAATTAATATAAAATAAAATGGCTAATTTGAATGAAATAGGAAGACAACCTGATGGATTTAGTAATGATGAAAGAACACCAGATGGTATAGGATTGTTTTTTGGAGATAAAGAAAGGGCATTTTTTGGTTCTGCTGGAAGAGAAATCTCTGAAAGTATACTTCAAGAGTCTTTTATGCTATATAGAATGGATTTAAAAAAAACACAAACACATTCTTTATATGGACAATCTAAATCATATCAAAAAGTTTGGAAGCCAGAAGTTAAAATATTAGGTAGAATTAATGTTGAGACTGTTGAACCAGAGTATATGGCTGATGGTGGTCTTGTTAAAAAGGGATTTGGTCAATTTACAGCTCATATTTACATGGAACAACTTGAAGAACTTGACCTTGTTGAATATAAGCAAAATCAACTTATAGTTTATGATATAAATAATGGAGATTATATTGGGTATAAAGATGAGTATTATATGATAATAAATAATGGATACTCTCAAATATCTAATGAATTTTCATGGGGTGGTGATAGAAGATTTTATATAACTATAACAGCTATAGAAGTTGATGAAGATGTGTTTAAGGCTAGGTAAATTTTTTCCTTATAGAATATACTTAAATTTAAGTAAATACTTTTACCAGATTAGGGAAAAATTTTAAAAAGATAACGCCCCCCATAATCCCCCCTCTTTTTTTATGATTTTTAATCATTCGAAAAAAGGTGCTGTATGAGAGGATGCTTAGACGTTTTTTTGTAAAAGACTTAAACCTGCAGGGACAGCTAATTAGATTTCTCTAACGGATTATGGGGAAAGCGCTTATTTTAATATTTCTCTAGCCTGGTAATATTACCATCTCCAGTGTAAATCTCTGCATCAGAAAGCAACGCCCCCAAAAATAAAACTGGTATGCAGAGCAAAAGCCAAAACAAATATAGTAAATAAAAAAAGTAATTTCAAATTTAATTCAAACTATTTATTAAAAAAAAATATAATGGCCATTAATGATAATATAAGTAAGATGTTGGATGGGGATTTTGAGAACTTCAATTATCTTCCACAAAAACTGATGTTAGAAGACATTGACCAAGGTATAAGGGATTATATTGATGGGCTTGAAATAAGTATGATAAATGAACATGGCTTGCTACAAAAAGTTCCAATTGTATGGCTTGCGCAAGAGCTTTGGGCTGAAAGGAAAATGAATTGGAAAGAAATGAGAAATGAGCTTGGAGAAGAAATTACAAGGCCATTTATGACAATATATAGAAATTCAGTAGTTCCTGGAACATCTCCTCTCAAGAGAACTATTCCAAATAAAATGAAATTTAAATTTGTTAAGGTTCCAATTTTTGATGGAACTCTTAAGGGATATGATTTATATAAGATACCTCAACCAGCTTATGTTGATACTAGTTATACACTTAGTTTATTTACACACTATATGGTTGATATAAATACTTTTTATGAAATGATTCTTTCAGAAGGGTATTCAGATGGTCAAGGATATATGAAGATAAATGGGTATAATATATCATCAAAATTAAATGGAGACCCAAGTGAAAATAATAAGACAGATATTACTCAAGAAAAAATTTACAGAATTGACATTCCACTATTAGTTCAAGGTAAAATAGTTGACCCTACTAAGTTCGAAAAAGTAAATACAATTAATAAGGTGTTAATTAAAATTTCAGAGAAAAGAAGATAAAAATATGATGTTTTATCTTTTTTATTCTATTTATAATAAAGTTTGAATAGATGAAGATTACGAACAATAAAAACAAAGCAAATTATGTAAATTTTAAGGATAATGGATTGCCTGTAAAAATCATGATTCCAGCTAGAACTACAGTTGAAATTTTAAATCTTAATAACGAATCACAAATAATTAACAAGGGAGATTTTATTAGAGGATTTCTTAAGATATCAGAAATTGTTAATACTAATGATAATAATGAATCTAAGGAAATTGAAAAAGTTAAAAAAACAAAATCTAATAAAAAAAATAAAGAAGAGGATTCTTTAGAAAAGATTCAAAAAGAAGTAAAGAATTATACCGATAATGAGGAATAATAAATATAAAAAAGTAACTAACAAAAAATAATAATAGCAATATGGCAACAATATTTGTTTCACCTGGTGTTTTTACTAAAGAACAAGATTTTACAATCTTCGCTTCAAGAATAGGTATTACAAGGTTAGGGGTTGTAGGTAAGACTCTTAAGGGTCCTGCTTTTGAACCAATTAAAATAAAGACTACAGATGATTATTTGCTTAGATTTGGTTCAACAGACCCAGATTTTCCATTACCATATGTGGCAAATTCATTCTTAGCACAATCTAATGAGTTGGTTGTAACAAGAGTTCTTGGTAAAAATGGATTTACCAATTCACCTGCTTGGTTAATAGTTGCAGATTCTTCTGATACATATTCAGGAACATCAACTAATTATGGATTAACTTTTACTAAGACTGGTTTAGCTACTGCAACAACTTATAATTTTACAGCACAAACTGATGTGTTAATGAGTGATGATACAGTAAGTGCTAGTACAACTGGGACAGATGTTATAATTTCATTTAGTGGTACTGGTGTAACTTCAAGTCAGGTTAACACAGCTCTTGCTGCTGATTCTGCATTTAATTTACTTGGCCTTACTGTTACTGATGATACTATTACTAATATTTCTGCTGGTACATGGTCAGTTGCTATAGCAGACCTTGAGCCTAAGGGTTCTAAGTCTGGCTCAACACTTGCTGTGCTTAGAAGTAAAAGAAATCAGATTACTGATAATTTTTATTTTAATCAAGAAGATGAAGTTACAATAGGCGCTATAACATCAACACTTGGTTCGTTTACATTAAGTGCAGCTACAGGTCCACTTACAGCACAAACAAATGGAATTACAGTTTCACTTGATGAGACAAGAGAAGATTATATTGTTAAAATTTTAGGAAAAAATCCAGAAGTTATTGATGGGGCACTTAATCTTTATGTTGAAAGGATTTATCCTCACTTTATAAGACAAGCTGCTTCATTAGAAGAAATTAAGGGTATAAATCCAAAAATAGTCTATACAAATGAAGTTTCTTATACTGATTTTGCTAATTCTTATACAAATGCAGTAACACCATGGGTTGTATCTAGAGTTATAGGTGGCGATGTTAAGAATTTATTTAGAGTACAAACTATTTCTGATGGTGATTCTGCTAATGCTGAGATTAAGATTTCAATTGCAAATATTGATATAAATAACTATACATTTGATATTATAGTAAGAAGATTTGAAGATACAGATGCTACTGCATCATCTACAGCACTTGAAAGATGGTCTAACCTTTCTCTTAGAGAAGAAGACTCGAATTACATAGCTAAGGTAATAGGTACAACTGATGAGGAATATCCAAGAAAATCAAGCTTTATTACAATAGACCTTGCTCCTTCTTTCCCAAAAAATACAGTTCCTGCTGGATTTAGAGGTTATAGTTTAAGGGAGTCTGGAATCTCAGGGACAACTTCACCTGATATCTACTATAAGACAGGTTATCTTTCTGGAGATTCAGTATTTAAGACGTTCCTTGGGATATCTGAACTTGGATACACGAATTTTACAAGTAATCAAGTTTCTACTAAGAATGCAGTTAAAAATTTAGAGATTGATTTATTTGCATATGAGGGAGGTGAGTCAAATGATAAAAGAGTTATTAAAGGTTTTCACCTTGAAAATTCAGCAAATCCTAATGAATTTGTTAGTGGAAATATTAATTCTCTTACTGGATATACAAATGATGCACAAACTCTTGTAGATAGAAATAAATTAAAATTCACATTAGTTCCTGCTGGAGGTTTTGATGGATGGGATAAATATCAAACATATACAGAAGTTTATGAAGAGTTTACTGATGCCTATACATCAAATGTAGATGCCTTTAAATTAGCTCTTGATGAAATGGCTAATCCAGAAGTGGTAGATATAAATGTTTTATCAACTCCAGGTGTTGACTTTAGTAATAACTCAACTATTATTAAATATGCTCTTGATATAGCAGAGGATAGAACAGATGTTATTTATGTAATGGATGCTCCTAGGATTACTAATGGAGCTATTAAAGGGACTCCAGAAGAAGTTGTTGCAAGACTTGAAGCTACAGGAATAGATAGTAATTATGCTGCTACTTATTGGCCATGGATTCAAATTGAAGACCCTAATTCAGGTAAATATACATATCAAGCTCCAACAATGATGGCAGTTCAAACATATGCTCTTACAGATAATGTAGCAGCTCCTTGGTTTGCTCCTGCAGGTCTTAACAGAGGTCTTGCTGGACCACAAGTTATTAGAGCAGATATTAGATTGAATAACAACCAAAGAGATACTCTTTATCAAGGTAGAGTTAACCCAATTGCAACCTTCGTACAACAAGGAGTTGTTGTTTGGGGACAAAAAACTCTTCAAGTTAGACAATCAGCTCTTGATAGAATTAATATTAGAAGATTATTACTTCAAGTTAGAAGATTGGTATCTGCAGCATCTCTTACATTATTGTTTGAACAAAATGACCAAACATTAAGAGACCAGTTCCTTGCTAAGGTTGAACCAATACTCCTTCAAATTCAAAATCAAAGAGGGCTTACAGCGTTCAAAGTTGTTATGGATGATTCAAATAACACTCCAGATACAATTGATAGAAATACATTAGTTGGTAAGATTCAACTTCAGCCTACAAGAACAGCTGAATTCATTGACCTTACTTTCCAGGTATTACCGACAGGTTCGAGATTTGAGGATTTCTGATAAATAACTGATTTTCAATTATTTAAACATAAATAAACACAGAAAGAGCATAGAAATATGCTCTTTTTTTGTTTATTTAAAAAATTTTTGTATATTTATTGATACCAATAGGTTAAAAGTGAAAATATATGAAAACAAATTGTTTAAATTGCGGAATTGAGAATCCAAAAAATGGAATGAAAACATGCTCCAGAAAGTGTGCTGATGAACTTAAGAAAATAAATAGTAGAGAAATTAGGAGTTGCTTATTTTGCAAGAATGATTTTGAAGTTAGAAAAAAAGAAACAAGACAACTTTGTTCTGAGGAATGTAGAAAGAACTGGGCAGCTCTTCCAGAAAATATTGATGCGAGAATAAAGTCCTCTAAGGAAGCTGTTAAAGAGAAGTTTGGAGTTGATAACGTATTTCAACTTGAGTCAATTAAGGAAAAGAGTAAAGAAACTAAGTTGGAAAAATATGGTGATGAATTTTATTGTAATAGAGAGCAACAAAATAAAACTCTTTATGAAAAATATGGAGTAAATTATTTTAATGAATTAAATAGTAAGTTGATAAATAAGTTTGAAAAAGAGCATGGAGTTTCACATCCATTAAAACTTAAACAATATAGAGATAAATTAAAAGAAACTACTATTAAAAAATATGGAGTTGAAAATGTATCCCAAAATATAAAAGTTAAGGATAAGAAAAACAAAACTATTAAAGAAAGGTTTGGTGTGGACAATATTTCTCAGAACGAAGACATTAAACAAAAAAAGAAAGATACATCAATGGATAATTTTGGAGTGAGCCACCACCTTAAGGATGGAGAGATGTTTCAGAGACATCAAAAAGCAAGATTTAACATAAAATCATACAAAGACACTGGAATTTATTATAATGGTTCCTACGAAAAATACTTCCTTGAGCTCATAGAAGAAAAAGGATTATTGAGCGAGGTTAGCAGTGGAGATTCTTTTATCTATACATTCAATGGAGTTGAGCACACATATCATGTGGACTTTAAGTTTAGGGATAAGCAAATTGAAATTAAGTCTGCATGGACTTACAATAAGAATGGAGTAGACCTGGAGCTTCAAGAATTAAATGAAGCTAAATGGAAGTCTACAAGAGACTCTGGAGCTAACTTAATTGTATTGATTGATAAATCTGAGGTTAAAGGGTTTGTGAAGGCATTGTGATTTTCTAAAAATAGAATCAAATAATTTGTTGACTATTTATTAGTATGACACAAAATAGAAACATAAGAACTTTAATTAGAGAAGTATTTTTAGAAGTTTTTAGTGAAAGACCAAATAATATAAAATCTTATAAATTTTTAGGTATACATTGTAGTCCAAAATTATTTAATGATGATTATGATGGAAGAATTATAGATGAGTACTTTGGCTCATTTACAAGAATTCTTGAAATTATACAAAACGATTATCCAGAAGCCAAAAAATACTTAAATCAAATAGAAATGCTTGAAGATGGCTTAGATTTAAATGGAGAAGATGAAAGTGTAGATTTAGTTTTTGAAATAGAAAGTTTCTTTTTGGATAATAACATAGAGTGGATTTATGTTGCGACAGAAGCTTTGACTAAATATGGAGATAATTGCTATGGTGTTTATTTTTCTAATTTAGATGATGTATATAAAATGGATGATGAATTAGTAGATAATGCATCAATATATATCTATAATTCAAATAAAATTAAGCCAATATTAAAAAAGATTAACTAACTTATAGTTAAACAATTTGTTAATTTTAATATATGAATTCTAATATAAGAAAAATAATAAGAGAAATATTAAAAGAGTCATTTGCAGAATTTACTTCATTTAATCTTTCTAATGAAGAGCTTAGGAGTATTGCTAAATGGGGTCTTGAGGGAGATTATTCATCAAGTGGATGTTGGGATGATTCAGAAGACTTAGAAGATGCAATTAGTTGTGCAGTTGACGACTTCAAACTATTTTTGAGCAAGCCATATCCAATTGAGCTTGGTAGTTTTCCAGATAAACCTGTTATTTATAGATTAATTAGGCTTAAGTCAATTGAAGACCTAAATAGAGATAATCTTGGAATAAGTTGGTTTTCAAATCCAGAACAATATAAAAATGATGATTTCTTTCAGATGCTTGATTATCTTAAGCCATTGAAGACATCAGAAGGAGAAATATTTCTTATAAAAGCTCAAACATCAGTAAATAATATAGATATTCCAAATACACTTTGGCAAAGAAGTATTCAGTGGCACGAAAATGAAATTGTATTAAAAAATGATTCAAGTTCTATTATAAAAATTTTAGATATAAAAAAGATTGCGAATTAATATAGAAAAATAAAAGATTTTTGTATTTACTATGTCTAAAATGATTTTGCTATCTATTTATAATAAAAGTTTTAGTATAAGATGTCTGGAATGTATTTTAACCCAATAAAGAGAATATTTTTAAATCTGTCAGGTGGGACTGTTACTGGTGATACAATATTTACAGAGGGTGTTTACTCTACTAGGCTATCTGGTGGAACAATTTATTCTGGTTCCACCCCTATTGAAGATATAATAGAAAGTATATCAAATTTATCAACAAGTCAGGGAAAATTTCTTCCTTTATCTGGAGGTACTGGAGGTGAATATAATTTAAGTGGAAATACAACTGCTGACACTCTTAATATTATAACCACAATTGAGCCAGTATCAGATGATATTGTTGACCTTGGTAGTTCTTTTAAGAGATTTAGAAGTCTTAATACAGTTAATGGTGTGGCTGTTAATTTTACAGCATCAACAAGGATTAAAACAACGCAGTTAGAGATTGGAAATAAGTTGGTTACGGAATTTGATTTAATTTTATCAGGTAGCTGTATTGATGGTGGTAGTTGGTAAAAAAAATATATATTTATTAATAAAAAATAAGGAATTATGGCAGAAATTAGACAGGCAAGAATAAAAGTAAGAGATAGACAGGTTAATGGAGGTTCTATACCTGGAGATGCTTTATTTGGAGAGCCATTTGTAAATCTATATAATGGTGTACTTAGATTCTCTGGAGTAACTGGTGGAGATTTTGAGACATCTTCTCAAGCAGGTATTTTTGAGGTGGGTTCATCTATATATAATCAAAAGATTACAAATAGATTAAACATCAACAATAATTTTATTATAAGTGGTGGGACTGGATTAATATCTACATATGGAGGAGTTTCTGGTACTGGACTTAATGGAAAGTTTTTGAGTGGTACAACTAGTGGATTTGTTCTTGGAAATATTTCAGATATTCAAGGTGTGACAACTAGAGTTCAACCTGGAACAAATACAACAACTGGTGGTACAGCTAATAATCCAACTGTTAATGTTGTTGATTCTCCAAGTTTTAATAATATTAGATTTTCAGGAACTTCAACTGGTGGAAATGTATCTGCAACGAACATCAGTGGGGGAACAATATACTCTGGAGGTACAGACCTTTATAATATTTTCTTAACTCAAGTAGGAGCAACAGATATAACTAGAGTTCAACCTGGAACTAATACTACAACTGGTGGAACAGACCATAATCCTACAGTTAATTTAGTACCTTCTCCTTCTGTAAATAACATAACATTCTCAGGAACTGCAATTGGGGGAAATGTTCAGGCTGCTGCTGGAAGGTTTACTTCATTAAGTGCAACAACTCTAAGCGGCGGAACAATTCTTTCTGGAGGAACAAATCTTTATAGTATTTTCCAAAAGATTGGTGATGTAGATGGGGTTACGAATGTAAATGCAGGAACAAATATAACAACTGGCGGAACTGCAACGAGTCCAATAATAAATGTAGCAAATTCTCCTGTATTTACAGGATTGGTATCAGCAACAGGATTTACAGACTCTTCTTTGACAGCTGGTAGAGTCACTTATGTTGGAGCTTCTGGAAGACTTACAGATGAAGCTGGATTTGAATATGATGCTGCAGCAAATTTACTTAAGACTGGAAAAATTCAGATTGGTACTATTGGAGCTACTGGAACAACAGCTACAATCTATGGTGATGTTCTTGTTATAGGACAAGCCATTAGTGGATTTACATCTGAGCTTTATATTGAGGATAACTTAATTGAACTTAACTATAATCCAACAGCATCAACAGCATCAACTTCTCTTGGAGCTGGATGGTCAATTCAAGATGGTTCAGGTTCAGCTGGAACAGATGTTGTCTGGGATATTAGAGGAGCTGCTACAGGTCTTACTAATCGTTCATTTACAACAAATTTAGGAAATATTAGAGTTGCTGAAAGTGGTACAGTTTCTTCTCCAAATGGTTTATTTGTTATAAAAGAATCAGATGTTATTGATGGAGGGCTTTACTGATTTTTACGAGGAATATATTATTTTACTATTTATAAAGACAAAGCAATAAAGATTTGTCTTTATTATTTATAATGTCATCACAAATATATAAATATGACTGGATGCCCAAAGCATATAGAAGTTAGAGTAAATCCACATTATAAGTATGATGAAGTTTTAAAGACAATAAATGATAATTTTTATTGTTTAAATAATCAAATATCAGGATTAACATCAGGAAATACTTATATTTCAAATTGAATCTGGATTAACTTCTATAAATATAACTGGAGCTTCTATGGATAATATTTATGTTTCAGGAGTTTCTGTTTTTAATATTGTATCAGCATCAACTGTATATTCAAGTAATTTAGTTTCAACTGGAGATACAATTGACGGAGGTAGTTATTGATTTATATTAAAATTTATTATATATTTGCATTATGATTAAGGTTATTCATAAGAAAGATGCCGATAAATACGAGGACGTTATTTATATTGGTCGTGGTTCAGTTTTAGGCAACCCTTATACGAGTATTAAAAATAGAGAAACACTTGCACAGTTTGTAGTAGATTCAAGGAAGGAGAGTATTGATTGCTTTAGAAAATATCTTTTTGAATGTATAGAAAAGAAAGAAGAAAAAGTATGTAACTTACTGAATCAAATATATACTTTGGCTCTAGAGAAAGAAGTATGTATCTCTTGTTACTGCAAACCTAAGTCTTGCCATGGAGATGTAATAAAGGAAATAATAGAAATGAAGATAAAAGAAAAATCCCTGTCATATAAAACAACAGGGATTCAGCTTGATATTTTTACACAAATTAATAAGGATTAATATCTTTGGGTATTAAAATTTCTATTTGACCATTTTGAGGTATTGATAATTTATTTCCATCAGAATATAGTAATTGAAATTCTCCAAGAAAGTTTCCAGATTCATTTGTATCCTCTGAGTCCCAGTTATATTGGATAGTCCCTCCGCTATAGCACATAACTTGAGCTGGCTTTGCAAAAATTTTATAATCTCCGCAGTTACTAATCATAGTGAAAGTTACAGCGGTGACACCGTCTAAAATAAATGGTTCTTTACCTCCAAGACAACCTCTATCAATTAGTTGAACTTGAAGTGATGGTAAAGTGTCATTTCTTTTTATAGTAAATTCATTTTTATTAGTTGGCATAATGGTGTTTTAATTATAAGTTCCTAATATCTCAATTTCAATAAATTTATTTGAATTAATTTCAAAATCAAGTTGATTAGCTATATTAAATGGTTGAATTCTAAATCTTGTTATTATTTTTTTATTAACAGGAGCTATTGGTGTATATTGTACATAAAATACAAGGTCATAAGTTACATCTGAAGAATATAGCTTAGGATTTAGGTCTGCATAAAAAATCCCAACCTCTTCTTCTGTTAATTTAATACCCGTTTCAATTAATGTTGAAGAATTGGTTCCACCAGTTCCTGCAATATAAGTTTCTGCTGTAACGGAAGTTGGTGTTATTGGGTTATATGTGTCTGTTGCACCAAAAGTTGATACACAATAAAATTTTCTATATAATCTTAATATCCCCATGTTTCTAAAAAAACAAACCTTGAACGCTCAATAGCACTCAAGGTTTGCGTTAATAATATTAATAAAGTTAATTATGCAGCAAGAAGACAAATATCTGGCTGAATAGTAATATTAACCATCGCAAGGTCATCAGCACTATAGTCATAGTCATCAAAAGATGCACTAGTAATTTGACATCCAATAAGTGTCCACTTTTCAACTTCTACACCAGTTGGGTCAAGAGCCTTAAGTACAAGATTCTTTTTATATCCAATTGCATAACCCATTCTACCTGTAGCAGATTCAAAGTGAAGTCTAACCCACTCCATAATCTTTTGCGTTGTAGATGGTCCGATTACATCAATAAATGTAATGTCAATAGTTTGCCATACTGAACGACCAGCAACCCAAGTTGAAGTATTCATGTATGGAATTTCAGTAGCATTGATATCAAGTGATGGTTTTCCTGAGGTTTGTACCAAGAATGACTCAATACCAAGTTCTGTAGGAAACTCCAACACAAATCTATTCTTTCTTTTTGGTTCCTGCTCTATAGGAACAGGTCTAAACATGTCAGCCATAATAGTATTTGTTATTTTGTTTATTAATAAATAAGTAGAAAAAAATTTTTTTAATTTGTTTATTTTTTTTAAATAAAGAAATAACTTACTATTTATTAATAATAGATTATTTTCATCTATTTTTTTAAGTCTAAATAGACTATTAACTTAAGGATTATATAATTCAAGATGGCAGATTTAAGAAATGCTCGTTTAATAACGAAAAGAACCTCAGTTCCTGGTAAAATCCCAACTGGCACTACTGGAGATGAAAGTAGTTTCATAAGAGCTGGAGAGCTCGCATCAAACCTTGCAGATAAAAGTTTATGGGGGTATGATGGTATAAGTGTATTTGAATATGGGTCCAATTCATTCCTTGGACTAACAGGAGGTACTATTACAGGAAATACCAATGTTTTTGGAAATTTTTCAGCTACAACTTTATTTTCTGGAGGAACAAATCTTTATAACATATTTTCAACAACAGATACAAATGACATTACTAGAGTTCAACAAGGAGCAAATATAATAACAGGCGGTACAGGCAATTTTCCAATCGTAAATTTAGTTGCTTCTCCTTCGTTAAATGGATTAACACTTTCTGGAACTGGTATTTTTAATATTTTTTCAGCTACAACAATTTCTGCAAATACAGTATCTGTGCAAAGTTCTGGTTTTATAATAAGAAACCCAGCTAATACGTTTAGTAATATATTTGCTTCTTCTGCAATTGTAGCAAATAGAATTATAACAATACCTTTGCTAACTACAAATGATACACTTGTTACAGCTGCATTTACACAAACATTAACTAATAAAACACTAACCTCTCCTGTAATTAATACACAGATAACTGGAAGTGTAACTAATGGTACAATAAACGCTACAAATTGTTTGGTTGGTGAAACAGCAACTCAAACATTAACCAATAAAACTGCTGTAACATTTTCTGGTG